CTATTTTCCATTGGAATTACTTGAGTACTTCTAATGGGTGGTGCTTGTTCAATCCCTGTTGTTGTAAACCAACGTGTTGGACCGGATTCATATGATTTATCCGGTAAGTGTTTTTCAACAACACCAATTTTAGTATTTGGACCTTGCATTTTAACTGGAAAAAGTGCGGGACCTTGATGTCCATCTAAATTATAACTAATTTTTGGATTAGTATGTACTCTTAAATTATCAACAGACTTGGGCATCCATGATTCACGAGACATCATACCAGAATTAAAACCATGACTTCCTTCAACACCCCCAGTATTAACACCGTTACTATTTTGAGAACCATATCCTAAATTCAGACCAGGCCCAACTCTTTGTTGTTCCCATAAAGTTACATTTGACATTTTCATAGACTCATTAATGCGAGACTGAAAAAAATCACTATTGTTTGGAGTTCCGTTTGGATGACTAACATTATCATATGGACTAAATAAAGGAGCTATTTCAGCTTTAGTAAAATTTTGACTTCCACTTCCTTGTTTTGAATCTAATATTGATTCAGTTAAATTAATAGAGTCAATAGAACCCCTAATTTTTGCCCCATAATAAGGTGTCATATTATTATGTTTAAATTGGGAACTATCACTTTGCTGTCCAGACATTAATTTAATGTTTGTCGGTGGTTGTTTATAAGCATTTGTTGTATTGGCCATAAAAAAATTGTCGGTTTGTTGATTTGGATTAGCATAAGTATTTGGTGTGTCATTATTTATTTGTATTACATCTGTAATATTAGTATCATTATAATTAGTAAATGGTTCACCTAAAGGATTTTCTGTAAAAAAATCTTTTGCTAAAATATTATTAATTTTGTTATTTTGTGTATGCGTTTCTTTTTTTTCTTGTTCTGATAATATATATATACTTCCTAATAGTACTATAGGTATTGCTAAAGCAGCCATAGTATTTTATATAATATATTGAAAATATTATTATATAGTTAATAAATAATAATATGTTTATTTTTTGTTAATTTGTTATTCTTCGTTCGTTATCAAAATTGTTATTTAATTGATAATAATCTTTTTGAAGTATTCGAGAACTAATATTATTATGAAAAGGAATACATATATTTTCTTGTGGATTCAAGTGCAAATAATTAAAATTATTTGGAATATTATTATCATTATTAAAATTATTTATTTCTCTATATATCCACGAGGGATGTGTTGCTCTTGATTGACCTGTTATTTCATCTTTATTTATACTATAACTGTTTACATAATACAGAGGATTAGCATTTAAATAGTCAACATAATTATTTTCTCTAATACTATCTTTATTTAATTTTCTATGCAACAAATGTAATTCACTTTCTAAATCTGTTTTATTTTGTGACAAATTAGCACCCCATTTTTGCATATTAATATGTGGGTCATTTAACAAAATTGGTTTAAGTCCATTTCCTGGAACATTGATACTATAATTTCCTATATTAGTAGTTTCTTCTAAATATTTTTGAATTCTACAAGGGTCATCATAAAATCTTGTAAATGCCATATTTTTAATATATTAAAAATATTATATTATAATACTATTATTTTATAAAATAATAGTATTATAAAAAACTAATATAATAGGCATATACATTGTATACACATACATCTTTATTTAACCTATGCGTGGAAACCCTACTAAATTAGCACCTATACCAAAACCAGCGCCTGATCGTGCAGAAACACCCATAGATGGAATAAATGTATCTAATATAGAGAATGTTGCAGCTGCCATTAAACCAATAATTGCTATTTCATCAAATTTTAATTGCTTTTGTGGAATTACAAAAGCAACAATAGCAACCATTAAACCTTCAATCAAATATTTTACTGCTCTTTTTATTAATTCGCTCATAGTAAAATTCATAATGTTTTATATTAATAAAGAAGAAAAAAAATAATAATTATAAAATTATTATAACTAAAATTAATTAAACAAGACTATTTATTTATATAAATAAATACTTAAAAATTAAAAATTAGTATAATTTATAAATGACAAGCAAAAAATCTTCTAAACTTAAACAAACTGCTAATTCTAAAGTTGAAACCGAAAAAGTTATTGATTTATTAGACGAAGACAAACCAATAAGTGGTCAAAAATATGTATGTTTAAGTTTTATTTCGCCTGAAAACCATATTAAAAAAAAGGAACTATTTTATTTTGAAAAATATTTAGAAACTTTTGAGTTTAGAAAAACATTTGACAAATATACACAATTTTTAAATTTTGTAGCATATAAATATAACTTGGATTTTAATGCTTTAACAAAAGATATGGAAGAATTTGTAGAAGAAGAAAAAGCAAATTTATTTTTGACATCATTAGAAGACGAATATAAATCATTTATTGATGCAAAAGAAGAAGAGTTACAAAAAGAATATAGCGCACAACATAGTTTTCAAACAAATACACGCGGTATTAAAGTCCGCGGTGTTTTTGGATCTCAAGAAGAAGCCGAATTAAAATGTAAAATGTTAAGAGAACATGATCCAAATCATGATGTATATGTTGGACAAGTAGGCATATGGATGCCTTTTCATCCTGAAGCGTATAAAACGGGTAAAGTTGAATATTTAGAAAAAGATCTAAATGATCTTATGGCACAAAAGAAGAAAAATGATGAGATTTCAAAAGAACAATTTCAAGAACGTGTAAGAGAGAGTAAGAAAAAAGCAATTAGAGAAAATATTGCTAAAGCAGAAAAAGAGGGCAATAAATTAATGCAAACAATTGATGAAGAAGGAAATTTAATTAATGCAGATAGAATGGATATTCCAGGAAAGAATTTATTATTTGGTGATAGTTCAAATGATGATACAATTACTGCTGCATTACGCAAAGAACTATTTGAAGCTGAAGATGTAATTGTTGGTAAACAAGAAAATAATGATCATGGTATTGGAGAGATTTTAAGACGGAAAAAAGAACATGATGAAAAAATGAGTACACGTAAAGAAGAAGAACTTAAAGAAGAAGAACTTAAAGAAGAAGAACTTAAAGAAGAAGAGAATGCTTCTGAACCAGAAATAGTTGAAGTTGAATAATAATAAAGTATATACAATTTTAACATGACTTAAAATGTTCACTTACTATACTATTATTTTTCTCATAATATACTTCAACTGGGGCCAATGGTGATTCAATATAAAAAATTAGGCGCAATAAAATTAATATTGATTTATTTGCAACTAAAATTTTGCTATATTGTAAATTGCTATATTTTTTTTTCTTAAATTGTTTAATCTTATGTGCCATCAAAATAGCGTATTTTATATTTATATAACCACAATTAACAGTATTAAAATATAAATTGTAGTCTGTACCATTATTAAATAATTGCAACCATTGGTCTATAAAATGTGTAAAATCACTTGGTCTCTCAATGCAACCACTAATAGTTACATAAACGGTTGGAAAATTAGCATAATTATAAGTTGCCCACATATATTAATATTAATATTAATATTAATATTAATATTAATATGTGTCTTTTATATATAATTTTAGAGAGATTATATTATATTTTAAATATTTAAAATATAATATATAATATATAATGTTTCAGTTATTCGGTAATAAAAAACCTAAATTTCAAGAAAATCATAAATTTACGTTTGATAATAGACAATACACTGTTAAAAGAGTAATAAAACCTAAAATACGTGGTAATATTATAACATTTAGTCCCGAGCAGCGCACGGACGCTCAAATTCTGGCAGGGATTAGGAGGACTGGGAGGCAACTAGAAACTGAGGATTTTTTTGAGGATAGTGAAGATAATCTAAGAAAAGATTTCGGAGAATTTGGAAATAGGGTGGTTATGCTTACTATTGATAGCAATGACAAGATAACATCAGTTGTCAAACCCGAAAAAGGAACTACTCAAGAAGAAATTTTTAAAGCAGGAAAAATACCAGGTTATCTTGATACACCAATACTTCCTGAATCATATACGCGTTATCTGGCATTTCAGGATAACAATCCTCAGCGGTTTATAACATTTAACGAATCTGATCTTACAGCTCCACCAGTTGTTTCGTCGACATCGACACTCCCGGCTGTTTCGGCGACGGTTGTGCCGGCTGTAGTTGGCGGGTTCGCCCCCGCGCGCCCGTCCGGTTATCGCAATAAAACAAAACGAGGTCTCAGAAAATCTAGACGCCTACGCCATAAAAAATTAACTCGCCGTCATCATCGTAAATACTAATAAACTTTTGTAAAAAATAAAAACATTACCATTTAGTTTTTCGCACGTTAATTTTTGGACCTTTTTTCTTATCTCTTATGTTTGGGTCATACATTTCTTCTTCATTGTCGGAGTCTAAATTTTTACTAATTTCCCAAAACTCTTTTGAACCCAATTTGAATGTTTTATGATGATCAGCTTTATACCAAAAAATTTGGTCGTGCAACTTATTTGATTTAGCATTATTGTTAATTACTAAACATTCATAATTTTCAGTGCATTGATCCAT